TCCTCTGCCATGCGCTGGAACCGGCTGGTCTCGTGAGCCTGCTGGTCAAGACGCGCACGCATCGCAGCGGCCTCGGCGTAGCGTGCCTCTGCCATAGCGTGATAACCGGCAGCGGCGTGATCCGCAGCCTCAGCCTCCAACTCCAGCGCACGCGCCCTGCTGTCCGTGTCCTGTGCGGCGTTCGACCAGACGGCGAGACCGATCGCGGCGCCAAGAAGAACAAGACCGCCGGTTGCGATGATCATGGCGGTTGACATTCCGGCGAGGGCAACAGTGACAACGCCGATCGCGGTTGCGAGGCTGCCCAAGAACAGAAGGATCGGTCCTGCGATCGCAAGGACGGCACCGAACTTGATCAGGAGATCCTGCTGTGCCGGTGAGAGTTCGTTGAACCGATCGACAAGATTACGCAGACCGTCCACCAGCCGCTGCACGAACGGCATGAGATCCTCGCCAAGTTTGCGAAGCGTCTCCCGCAACTCTGCGAGCGCCTGCTGGAACTGGAACGCCGCCGTATCAGCCGTCGCACTAAACGCAGAGTTGAGGATCCCCGTCGTGTCCGTCATGTTCGCAAAGATCTGGCGGGTCCCCTCAACATTGGAACCCATCAGGTCAAGGACACCGGACAGCGCACGCACATTTCCAAAGACCTCTGCGATGCCCTCCTCGTTCCCCGCAAACGCCTCCGTCAAACGCTCCAACACCGACAGCAGGCCGCGCTCGCGGATCTGGTCTCGGAGCTCCTTGGACGACATCCCCATCTCGGCAAGGGCGCGCTCCGCTTCGGCGGTCGGCTTCAGAAGGCCGGTCATGATCCCGCGCAACTGGGTCGCAGCCTGCGAAGCGTCCGTACCCGTTCTGGACATCGCCGCGAAGGTTGCACCAACCTCGTCAACACTGATCCCCATAGCGGACGCGATCGGGAGAACCTGCCCCATCGCACCGGCAAGTTCCTCCGGCTCCAACTTTCCTTCACGAACCGCAGCGGTCAGAACATCGGTCGCCTTCGCAGCATCGACCGTCTCCGACCCGTAGGCGTTCATGATCGAAGTGGTCAGGTCTGCGATCGTCGCAACCTCGCCCAGCCCGACAGCCGACGCCTGCAGGGAGACCTCCAACGCTTCGATCGCGTCCTTCCCACGCAGACCGGCCGAAGTAATGAAGAACAGCGCCTCCGCAGCCTCATTGGACGACTTGCCGAACTGCGGGCCAAGACGGGACGCCGCCTCCTCCAGAACGCCGATCTCCTCCGCAGACACGCCGACAAGACCACGGATCTTTGCGAACGAGGTTTCGAAGTCGGCCGCTGACTTGACCGCTATGCCGCCGATCGCAGCCAGAGGTGCGGTGATAGAACGGGTCATCGTTCGACCAGCACCGCTCATCCTGCGGCCCGCAGTCTGCATGCTGTCGCCAAGACGCCTCATGCGACCGGAGGTCGTCTCTGCCTGTCGCGCTAGAGCGTCAAGTTCCCTGCGGGCGGTTCGGAGATCACGCGCGTTGAACTTTGCGCCGACATTGATGCTGATCGCCATTATCGTCCCGCTTCCAGCCTGCGCTGAAACTCTGTCTCAAAACGCTTGATCGTCTTGACGACATTACGAACTATACGGTCCCCGCCGAGTTCATCGAACGCACGGTAAAGGACACGGCCCGTGCCGGGGTACCTGCGACCAACATTCTTGACCATCGCAACATTCGACTTACCGCGACCCATAAGTTCGAACGCTGCAGCGGCAGGGTTCATCGAACGAATACGCCATGCTGCGCTGGTAGCGCGTCCGCGTCCACGACGACCGCCCGCGCTGATCAGGATCTGGCTGCGAGCCTCCTGCGTGTTCCATTCCAGTTTGTTCCCGACCCGACGACCGTACGGCGAGTAGGACGGGCGTGATCCGGGGTTGTGGATCGCCCTGTTCCAACCGGACAGGGGAGGGGACGACGGGATCAGTCTCTTGGCGCGTTCTGCGACCGGCTCCAGAGACTCTTTGATCTCGCGGTTCATCTCCTTCAGGAGCTCCGGCTCAAGTTCGCGCATGAGCCGTTTGGTCTGCACCAGACCGTAGATCGCAACGGAGAAGTCATCGGCCACGACGCGCCGCCTTCTCTTTCTTGGCGCGGTCGTTGAGCACCTTGATCATGGCGCGGAAGATGTCGGGAGGCGTGTCAAGCAGATCGTTGGGAGCGATGCCGGTTGCGATGGAAAGTTGGGCGACCAGCATCGTCATCCCGCCTTTCATAAAGGGGTTTCGTCGGCCCCCACCATCTCCACATTCTCAACCGTGTCCAGCCAGCCGTCGAACGGCTTCACAACGGCGCCGGACTCTTTGATCGCCTTCCACGCCAACCAGTAGACATACTCCAGCCGCTGATCCGCACCGAACGCCTTCGGCAGCCCGACCTTCCACTCACGCTCAAACGCAACCTGAACCTTCGGACCAACAACGATGTCCTCAGACCGTCCGTCTGTCGTGACGCGCAGGGTGATGGAGATCACGAAGCAACCGTTCCTCTGGTGATCACGCCGGACACGGGCCAAGTCACATCGGCGGTGTTGAGGTCACCGACCGCACCGGAGAGCGGCTGCCAGTCCGTGCAAAGAACCGTGAACGAATACTGCGGGTTCGTCGCGGAGACCGTGCCAGCCGTTCCCTTCGGGACGATCAGAACAGACGCCGTGCCACCGACCAGCGGTGCGATCGTCGCGTCAACCGACGCGGCAGCGTAATCCTGATGGAACGAAAGGGTCACGGAGGAGTCCTCCAGACCACCGATGCGAGTGCGTCCGCCGTCACCGAACGCGGTCGTCTCAACCTCGTCGATGTTCTGCGACAGTTCCACGCTTGCGATGTGATCCGAAAGGTCCACACTGTTGATGATCACCGACACATCGGTGAGGACGTCACGCGCCATTCTCTGGCTCCTTGTGCTTCATGATAGGTGCTGTGGGTTTCGTGTCGGTGACGACGGCGAGGTGGCCGCCTTCAACCAGCGCCGGTATGTTACACCCCTTCAGGTCGTCTGCCGTGATCACCGATCCGACCGACGCCCCGTACAGGGGAGACTTCACCTCGTATCGCGTCTTGCGCTTCATGCGACAACCTCCACGGTGAACTCGGCCGCAAGGTACACGGTCTCGCCCACGCTGACTGACGAATAGTTTACCATCTGGGTCACGCGGCAAGTATTGACCACGCCGCCCAGCGTCCGGTCTGCTTCGACCGCAGACTTCACCGAGTTCGACCCGACAATAAACCCGTCCAGCGTGTTCTGTGCCGCACGGTCGTCGGCCCGACCGACCATAAGCGTGATCGTGAACACATACTGGTCTGCGCCACGGTTCGCGTTTAGGTCGTATTCGATCCGCGTCGGGATGATCACCGCGATCGGGGGTCGCGGGTTGTCGGGGATCGTTGCGGAGCTCCTCAGCCCGTTGACGGACGAAAGGGCGTTCGCAAGCGCGATGCGGATCTGCGAGACCATTAGACGATCCGCAGTTTGCGGAACGGTGCGAGGAGCATGAGCACATCGGGGTCGCCCCTAAACGAAACGCGCATGACGCCGACATCACCGAACCCTGCCACGCCGAGCGGAGACTCTAGGCGGGTGAACAGTCGGGAAGCCTGCAGGAGCGTCGCCTCACGAACCGGATCCGGCACCGCGTCCCAACCGAACCTTCCCTTGACACGCACGGTCGGACGGTCGTTCCACATGGGCCAGTAGCCGTCCTCCTGCGGCTTGATCGAAGTGTAGGGGTATTCGATCCCTCCGGTTGTGCTGTTGATCGGGTGCGGTTCGAAGTCGATAGGACGCAGAACGGTCGCATACGACTTGTCCAGATCCTCGTCGATCGCAACCTCGGTGATCGCCACCGCATCGTTGATCTGGAGGTCGTCGTAGCGTCCGGTCGGCACATAGAACTTGGTGGTGATCGCCGTGCCCGCCGCGTCGAAGGTGCGCTGACAGTGCGTGTTTACAAACGCGGTTGCGCTGTTGATCGCAGTGGTCAGGAGAGCATCGTCGATCTCGTCCGTGATCCGTAGCGCAGCCTTCAAGTCGTTCAGCGTCACATAGGCCATGAGGAACCTCCAAGCGCGGTCAGTCTACCCGCCGATGTGCAAGCAACGCCCGACCATACTCGTCGTCCGACCATGACAGAACTTCTGCGGGAACGCCGGACGCGGCAACGACGCCAGCATCAAAGAGGTTCTTGACGATCCTCCGGTTCACCATCGGATTATGTCGCAGGATGCCGGGCATCGGGTTCACCGCATCCTCGTCCGCATAGTCCCGTCCGATCGCGTAGAAGGTCGCACCCGTGATCGTCACACGCGCCCCGCCCGT